GGTGCGGTCCCGGCCGGGTACGGGGCCACCGGCGGCGGCCGGCTCAAGCGCACGCACGACAACGGCCGGGGCAAAGGGCTCTGGCGGATCCTGAAACTGGGGGAATAATGGCGATCAAACGCAGCATGGCGCTGAACCTGACCAAAGGCACCGACAAGGCGGAGATGCAGAAGTTTCTGGACCTGATCCCGGAGGGCGCGGAGCTGGGCAGCGAGGTCTCCCACATCGCGGCGGACCGGCCCTGGGAGCCTGAGCGTTTCGAGCTGTCGCTGACGGCGGAGTGGTCGGAATGACGTTCTGGATCTGGGGGCTGCCCGTTACCGAGGCCTTCATATGGTCGGTGGGGCTCGGCATTGCCGGGATTAGCGGGCAGTACATCATCGGCAAGAAGTCCCACAAGGGCTATCTCGTCGGGATGGGGACGCAGATACTGTGGTTTATCTTCGCTGTCCAGACGAAACAGTATGGTTTCATCCTGCTGTGCTCGCTTTACTTCGGCATTTACTTCAAGTCATGGCGCGAATGGCGCGCGGACGAGCGCAAATCGGAGCATAACGCCCCCTAACATGGAGGCATGTACGAATTTGACGCCCGCATCATGCGCTGGGGTAGACGGCGACACCCTCTGGCTCACCGCTTGGAGCGAGGAAAAGCTGGATCTCGGCTTCCGGAATCGGCTTTTCATCCGGCACGAGCATGACCTTGAGTCGCCGGGTATACGGCGTCGACACCCCGGAGGACAACGCCGGCAAGCCCGCCACCGCCGCCGTCAACAGCTGGGCCCCGGCCGGAACAGACGTCAAGATCCAGACGTTCAAGCCGCTGTCCGAGGACAAGTACGGGCGCTGGATCGCGGACATCAAGCTCGCCGACGGCCGGAACATCTCGGTCGAGCTGCTCAACCACAAGCTGGCCGTGCCCTACTTCGGCGGCAAGAAGGGCGTGGCGGTATGATCGCGGCGCCGCCCCGGCGGATCAACCCGGACGAGTGGAAAACCTGGGATCCGAAGTCCAAGGAGAAGCTCATCGCCGCGCTGGAAGCGGCCGAACGGCCCAAGCGCGTCTGGTACTGCACCAAGGGCCGGACCTGCAACGGCAAACCCCACGAGGGCTTCGACTACCCCCACGCCCGCGGGGACCAGTGGCCGCCGACCGGGCGGGACTGGCTGGTGTGGCTGCTCAAGGGCGGACGCGGCTCCGGCAAGACCCGCTCCGGGGCCGAATGGATCCGGAAGATGTCCGAGACCCTCGAGCGCGTCTCCATCATCGGCCCCTCCTGGCAGCACGTCCGCGACACCATGATCGAAGGCGACTCCGGCCTGCTGGCCGTGTTCGAGTCCGCCAAGGCCCCCGTGGTGTGGGAGCCGTCCAAGAAGAAACTCACCGTCCCGTGCAAGTGCGCGCTGCCGGCGAACTCCCGGCTCAAGGTCAAGCACCGCAAGGGCCACTTCATCCAGGCCTTCACCGGCGAGGAACCCGAACGGCTCCGCGGCCCGCAGCACGCCGCCGTCTGGCTCGACGAGCCCGCCCACTTCGCCCTCATCGAGGCGACCTGGGACAACATGATGTTCGGCCTGCGCCTGGGCAAGCGCCCCGTGGTGCTGTGCTCCACCACCCCGCTGCCGACCAAGTGGATGAAGAAGCTCATCAAGGAGCCGGACACCGTCTCCGTCACGGTATCGACCTACAAGAACATGGACAACCTTGCGCCGACCTTCCGCAAGGTCATGCTCGCCAAGTACGAGGGCACCCGGCTCGGGCGCCAGGAACTCCACGGCGAGGTCCTCGATGACATCGTCGGCGCGCTCTGGACCTGGTCGCTGATCGAGGACCACCGCATCCTGCCCACCCTCGATGAATCCGGGGAGGTGCTGGAACCGGCGGCCGTGACGTACACCGACATGGACCGGATCGTGGTCGCCATCGACCCGGCCGGATCCTCGGACCGCAAGCGCGACGAAACCGGCATCGTCGTCACCGGCCGGCGCGGGGACGACTACTACGTGCTCGCGGACCTCTCCGGGCACTACACCCCGGAGGGCTGGTCACAGGCCGCGTGGGAGGCGTTCGACCTGTTCGAGGCNGACAAGATCGTCGCGGAGAAGAACTACGGCGGCGAGATGGTGCTCTCCACCCTGCGCAACGCCCGCAAGGACGGCCCCGTCGAACTCGTCACGTCCCGGCGCGGGAAGGTGCTGCGCGCCGAGCCCGTCGTGTCCCTCTACGAGCAGGGCCGGGTCCACCACCTGGACCTGTTCGAGGAGCTGGAGACGCAGATGACCGAGTGGGTGCCGGCCAAGGACGATTCCCCCGACCGGGTGGACGCGCTGGTCCACGGCATCACCCTCCTCGGCGGGATCGCGGAGCCGATGGCCGTCGCCATCCCGTCCGGGTCCATCACCGGGGCCGGGCTCGGCGGCTACGGCGGGTTCGCCGCGGCCACCGCCGCCTCCGAGCTGCTCGGCTACCGGCCCCGGGAGGAGGCCGAGGTCACCATCGCCGCGGCCGTCTCGGAGCGGGTGCTGCGGGTGGTCACCGCGGACTCCCGGTTCGACCCGGAGCAGTGCGCGCACGATGCGATGTTCGAATCCCGCCAGCACCCCGGCCTGCACGTCTGCCGGGACTGCCTCGCAGAAATGGAAATCCTCGACGCGGAATCCGCCATGGCGCACCAGTAATCCAGCACGTCCACGGTACTCTCATAGACATGACAAGAGAGATCGTGGTACTCGCTGCTGTAATCATCGGTACGCTATCGGCAGCGAGGCTGACCCGTCTCGTAACTCAGGACAGTTTCCCGCCTGCCGTATGGCTCCGCATCAAGTGGGATCTCCTCACCGAGGGATCCGGCTGGAACGTACTCTTTCACTGCCACTGGTGCATGGCGCCGTGGATGACTCTGCCCATCGGAGTGTGGGGCTGGCTCTCTGACCTGCACATCACCTGGTGGGCTTTCAACCTTTGGCTGGCGGTCTCATACCTCGTAGCCATGATTGTCGAACGCGACGAGAAGGAATAGCAGATGGCGCGCATGAAGAAGCAGGAACCCGCACCTGCTCCCACCTCGCTTGTGGCCTCCGCCGCCCGCATCCGGGGCGGATTCAGTATGGGCACAATGCGGAACAGCACAGCGGACCACTGGCACGAGGAAGTATGGCGCTACTACGACGCCATCGGCGAGTTCCGCTACGCCTGCGACTGGATCGGCGCACAGCTTTCCAAGGCGCTGATCTACGGGACCGTGGAAACCGCCGACGGCATCGAGAAAGTCGTCGACGGGAACATCCCCGAGTACCTTTCCGCGCTGTTCGGCAACGCCGACGGCCGGGCCGAGATGTTCCGCCTGATCGGGATCCACATGTCCGTCACCGGCGAATGCTACATCGTCGGCTACCCGGACCCCGACCCGTTCGGCGAGGGCGGGGACAAATGGGAGATCGCGGCGTCCACCAAGTGCGTCCGCCCCGCCACCGACTCCCCGTCGGACTCGTGGAAGGTCAACGACGTCGTCCTGACCGAGGTCCCCAACGACAAGGTCCTGGCGATCCGGCTCTGGCGCCCGCACCCCAAGGAACCCCAGCTCTCCACCTCCCCGGCCAAGGCCATCCGCACCACCCTGCACGAGCTGTACAAACTCTCCCAGCACGTCTCCGCGCAGATCGACTCCCGGCTCGCCGGCGCCGGAATCCTGCTGATGCCCTCCACCATGGGCCTGCCCACCCCGCCCGCGACCGAGGGCCCCGCNCCGCAGGTGCAGAAGGCCAACAACGCCGATGACCTGATGAAAATCCTGATGGAGGCGATGGCCCGCTCCATCCAGAACCGTGACGACGCCTCCGCGATTGTNCCCATCGTCGTCACGGCCTCCGCNGAGGACATCGCCGCCGTCAAGCACCTGACGTTCTGGTCCGAACTGGACGAGAAGGCCATCGAGCTGCGCAAGGAAGCGATCGGCCGNCTCGCGCTCGGCATGGACATGCCCCCCGAGGTGCTNCAGGGCGTCGGGGACTCCAACCACTGGTCCGCCTGGCAGGCCGACGAGTCCGCGATCAAGTCCCACACCGAGCCGCTGCTGAAAATCATCACCACCGGCATCGCCAAGGGCTACCTGCGCCCGCTGCTCTCCGAGGANNNGACCTTCGACGGCGAGCGCCTCGGCGCCTACTCCATCGGCGCGGACACCTCCGAGATGCGGCTGCGGCCCAACCGNTCCAAGGAGGCCATGGANCTGCACGCGCTCGGCGTGCTCTCGGACGAGGCGCTGGTCCGCGAGTGCGGCTTCGAGCCCGACGACATGCGCGACGACGCCCAGCTGGCGACCTGGCTGACCCGCAAGGTCGCCGCCGGGTCCACCACCCCGGAGCTGGTCGAGGCGGCGCTGAAAGAACTCGGCGTCAGCCTCACCGTCATCCGCCCCGAGGCCCCGGCCGAGACCGGCACCGAGGGTCGGCCCGGCCCCTCGCTCGAGGACCACCCGGCCACCGGCATCCCGGACCAGGAAGTCTCGGACCGGCGCAAGATCGCCCGGGACGAGGGCCGGGTGCCCTCCGCCGACGTCGAACGCAAGGCNTCCCTGATCGGCGCGTCCGAACAGATCGTGATCCGGGCGCTGGANCGGGCCGGGAACAAGCTCAAGTCCAAGATGCAGGTCAAGCCGACCTGCGCCGCGGCCGACATCTACAAGTTCGTCGCCGCCACCGACACCGAGTTCCTGCTCGATGACGCCTGGTCGCATGTGCCGCTGATCGCGGCCCGCGCCCGGGTCTCCCCCTCCGGGGCTGGAGGCGCTGCTGGCCGACTACACCGCCAAGCTGCTCACCAGCCAGGAGGCGCACAGCTTCGAGAAGTTCAGCCGGCACCTGCACGCCGGGATCGTTTCGACCTCGATGGAGGCAGCCGCATGATCCGCGCCGAGAGCTTCGCCGCCACGACCGAGGACTTCGCCGCCGCCCGGCGCAAGGTCCTCACCGACGCCGAGGAGGCGATCCGGCCCTTCGTGAAGGAGGCGCTGGACCGGCTCGGGCTCCCGTCCTGGGAGTACGGGATCGTCAACCACGCCAAGGACCTGTTCACCGAGATGGCCACCGCCGAGGTCGACGCCTGGGGTCAGGTCCTCGATGACCTGCGGGACGCCTTCGCGCATGAGCTGGGCGAGGCGCTGAAACAGACCAAGACCGCCGCGAACCGCGAGGCGCAGCTGAACACCATCACGGGCTGGGTGGTCTCGATGGCGCACAACGCCGCGATGGAGGCCGCCGCCACCAGTGACACCAGCACCGAGGTCGGGCTGGAGTGGGTCACCATGTCCGACGCCGACGTCCGTTCCGCGCACGCCGCGGCATCCGGGCAGACCGTGCCCTCCGGGCAGGAGTTCTCCGTCGGCGGGGAGAAGGTGCTCTACCCCGGCCAGCCGGTCGGGGATCCGGCGAACTGGATCAACTGCCGCTGCGTGGCCCGGCCCACCATGATCGGGGACTTCACCGCCGCGACCCTGACCGCCGCCGCCGACCCGCAGGACGGGGACATCTCCACCACCTGTGTGATCGTCGCGCTGCCGGCCGATTCGGACCCGGTCAGCGCCGCGTCCTCCGAAGCCGACGGCGCGCACTGCACCCTGCTGTTCCTCGGCGACACCGCCGCGCTGGATCAGGCCGCGCTCGCCACCGCGCTGGAACAGTTCGTCACCGAGGGCCAGGTCGGCGTCGTCACGGACAAGGTCAACGGCTCCGCCGTGCTCGGCTCGAACAAGGCCGACGTGGTGCTGCTGGACGCGGCCAACCTCAAGGCCATCTACACCGGGCTGCTGGGGATGGACGAACTGGCTCAGGCCTTCGACTCCGTCGAGCAGTATCCGACGTGGATCCCGCACGTCACCCTCGGCTACCCGGAGACCCCGCGCCTGGCGGACTACCTCGGGGAGGCCATCACCTTCGACCGTCTCGCCCTGTGGTTCGGCGAGGACCGCACCGCCGTCTACCCCCTTGGAGAAACCATGCCCGCGGAAACACCGAAATCCCTGCCTGAAAAGCTCAGGCTCAACGACGAATACGCGGCCCACAGCG